CGGGAAGAAAACGGATTACGGCATAACCGTTGCCGCTCTTATCACAATCAAGTTTCCATACACGGTCATCAGAAGAACCGCTGGAAGTGTTCATTTTTTCAACTTCTTTCACCAATTTTTCGGTGAGAGAACCAAGTTTAGACTGTTTCTTAAGATCTGCGAAAGACATTAGATACCTCGGATACGTTGGATACGTTGGATTTACTCGGATATTATAGCAAGGATGCCTCGGTCAGTCAAGGTACTTCTTGAGGGATTCAATCGTTTTTGACATACTATTGAACAGAACACTCATATCAGTCTCGGGAGAGAATCCCATCAAAGCAACTGATTTTCTCAAATTTTCCTTCATCTCGATTGCCTCGGGATCATCAGAAAGAGATAATCTCGTATACATAATCTTCTGTTTCTCAAGAAGTTCTGTCAATTTTTCAATATGCTCCAGTTTACCTTCACGATCCATCATACCAAAAGTTAAAATACTTTTGTAAATGAATTCCTGAAGTTCATTAATTTCACTTAATTCTTTTTGAATTAAATCGGAATCAAAAAATTTACTCATAAAGTATCTCCTTTAATATTTTTCTGTATTGGAGCATATTGATATTTAGAAAGGGATTATATTTTTTAAGTTTTAAACTTACAGTTTCCCATACAGGATCAACAAGTTTTTTATCGAAATCTTTTACGAATTGAAAAATTTTGTCGTAAATCACAAATGTCTCTAAAGATATTTTCCCACCCAGATACTTTTTCAGAACTAATGGGTGTCCTTTGGAACAGTTGAACACAGTTTCTAATTCGTTCTCCGAGAACAATTCGTTGCTTTGCTCTTTGAACAAGTAACTCAAACTCTGTTGTCTGCCCATCCATTCTGTATAAGTTCTTTCGCCAGAATTTATAATTTCTCCAATCCATAAGTTTTGTGGGTTTTCTGTAGATACAAAATTAGAAAGAAAAAAATCAACAATTTCTTTATCAGAATATTTTCTTGAACTTTTTTCAAAGAAATATTTGTCCTTACGCTGATTAAAAGAAGCAACCGTTGCTCTAGATTTGCCCCTATACTTAAAAAAGTCATATTTACTATTCGTAAAATGACTTTTCATAGAAAGATAAGTTTGATATGTCTCAAAAGGACTCATAGCGGAAGTTTAGCACGGGAAGTTTTTTTCATAAAATTAAGACGAATAGCATCCCATTTTAATCGTTCTTTAAGTGGTTTTGAAATAAGTTTCGTCACTGAGTCTACATCAATACTATTAATTTCACAATAGTGACAAATGGCATCAATATAATTCATTTTTTCGAGTGCCACAATATTTTCAATTTCCAAAGAAAATTTAGACGGTGTTAAAAACTTATTCTCTATTGCCTGTTCTAGTTCTTTATTCGGTTCCATATTGTTCCAGTTTATCTCTAACAAACTCTCTAATGTATTGGGTGAGTAGTTTGATGTACTTTGATTTGTCATATTCTTCATAGACGACGCATTCTCCATTTTCGCAAGCCATAATGATTACAAGTTTTTTTACGGGGATCTCTGTAAGTTCATAGAACATACAGGCATAAGCAGCACACTGAACAAAATAATGTTCAATCCACTCCCGTGGTTTTGGTTTTTTAGATGTTTTGAAATCGATTATTGCTAATTCGCCATCAAACTCGGCAATACAATCTACGGTTCCTGCTACTCCAAGAACTTTGCTGTATAGGGAACCCTCAAGAGCATAAACATTATTTATACGATTGAGATCTTTCTTGGCAATTTTAAATAAAAATTGAGATAATGGTTGAACATCTGGAAGATCTTCGTTATTTAAATGATGCTCAACCAGAGTATGCATATCTGTTCCACGACTAGTTGCCTGCCGTGTAATTTTATCTGCCTCTTCTTCTCCAACTTTTTTACGCCAGTTTGCAAAAAACTGGCGATTTTTATGACTAGTAACAGAAGTAATCGAAACTAATTTTAAAAGTTGTTCTAGATCTGGAACTTTATAATATCGAACACCATCTATAGTTTCTCTCTCAAGTTGAGGGAGATTCACATCAATATGATTGAACATTAAAATCCTGCTTCCATTTTTGCTAAGATATATTCTTTGACAAGTCCAGAACGAACAATATCATCGACTCCAAATTCAATTATATCAAAAGAAGGCATTTTACGCAAGATAGACATAAAATCTATAATACCATTTCTTTCGTTTGTTTTCACAAGATCTGTTTGAGTGGCATCACCACAGAAACAAATTTTTGTATCTTCACCTACACGAGTAATTATACTATCAAGTTCATGAAAATTCAAGTTTTGAAATTCATCAACAATAATAATTGCTTTATCAAGTGTTGTTCCACGGAGAAATGAAGTGCTCCAAAACTTAATCGTTTCTTGTTGCTTGAGATTGCCGTAAAGCATTTCAAACTCGGTATCTGAAGACATTTGGAACATATATTTAACCATATTCTTATATGGAATTTGGTAAATATCAGATTTATCATCATGTGTTCCAGGAAGAAAACCAATCTCTCTTGTAGCAACCAAAGATCTTACAATATAAACTCTTTCATAAGGGCTTCTTTCATCTAAAACATCACATAAAGCATTATAGAGTGTGATAAAAGTTTTTCCAGTTCCAGCACAACCATAAGCAACAAGATGCTTATTTGAAGCATATGAATTAAAAAGAATTTTTTGATTCTCTGTAAGAGGTTCAATATCAACTAGATAATCGCTACTTAAAGGTTTTCTACGCTTCATTTGACGGGTTGTTAAACCAACTCCAATTGGTTGGTCATTCGTCCTTCTTTTTCTTGCCATACTAGATTTTCTTAACGTTTGAACCAGGCATTTTGGCAGCACGACCTAAAACATCGTTCCACCCAGGATTTTTAGAGATTAGTTTATTTTTCCAATCTCCCACTTCACCAGGTGAAGCACATCCTTCAGACCAATCCCTCTGCCATTCAGGATTGTCCTTGTACCATTGTTGAATATCGTGAACACTCATTTCAACAATTCTTTTTTCACCAGTCTCCTTGTGAATAATTGGATAAATTGCCATAAAGTTACAATATCAAGATAATTTATTTAGATCCATTCAAGTGCTTCTGCAACTGATGGAAACTGTTCGGTAAACACTTTCTTACATTCTAGAGCAATATCCATATGTTCTTTTTGAGTTCCGTGCGCAGAACGAAGATCGATATAATGGATCCAAGACCTGCAAGAACCGGTCATATAGATGCGTGTGGGCGTTGCTAAGGGCAGTACAAACCTTGCACACTCCTTCGCTACCCCGTGAGCAAGAAGTTCCTTGTAGAGGCGCATAGAGTGCGCAAAATGCTCCTGAATTTTACTCTGCAAAGTCAGTTTCTCATAGTCTGAAATATCATCAATAGAGTTCTGGCGATTCTTATCGTCCTGCCTACGAAGATCGGGAACAGGAATATAGTCTGCTAACAAAGAAGAATCCGCATAACGTTGCGAAAATTCTTGAAATGTGAAACTACGGTGGCGAAGAATTTGTGCCGCAATACCACGGGTAGTTTCAATCTCCAAGGTCATATGAGATTGTTCAAACACACTCCAGTGATTATGCTTAATACAATAACGCAATAACCCTGCATACTTTTCGTTATCTTGGTTACTAGGATTAGACACCCTAGCAACGTATGCCATTGTTTGTTCTGCATCTGGAGTAATCGAAATGAGTTTAACTGTCATTTTTTACCAAATCCTTTTGATGTTTTTGCTTCTAGTTCTGCGAGTTCTTGTTTTGCAACTCTCAATTGTTTTTTAAATTCTATTAGTTGTTCTTCAGTAAACAAATGTTCTTGTTTTAACAACCTACCCATCAATTTAATAAGTTCTTTTGTATCACTCATCTAAATCAGAATCCTCAAAAATTTCATCATAATCTAAAATCGGCCTTTTCTTTACATCTGGTTCCGTATAAGAATATGCAGAAACATCAGAATAAATTTCTGCTTTCAAAGAATCAACCAAGAGTTCAAGATTACGGACAATTAATTTTAATTTGTCTTTATCCATAAAATATTATTCTCTCCAGTTATCATATCATAAAAAAAGGGGGGAATCAACCCCCCGAACATCAAGCAACTTGTGATTGCTTTGCCATATTCAGTTGTGCATCTTTAAGAAGTTTTTCTTTCTTTGCTTTTTTCTTAAGATAACGAACGAAGTAAGTATTCATTTTGCACCTCCCTTGGATTTTTCCATATGGAGTTTGTTTCCGTTTTCATCAACGTAAAACATAGATCCACGGTAAATTTCTACGTGAGGTTGAATCTTAAATGTTTGATTTGGACGATCTGAAGTGTCATATTCGACACCACGATATACTACTTTTGACATTAGGGTTCTCCTTAATTTTGAGGTTAAAGAGCGTTCCTTCAGTCGGCTTTTGCGTTCGCTATTTGCGAATAGCGAATGAACGGTCCGTTCCGAGTCGGCTTACTTCCGTCTGATTATTCAGATGAACGATAAAGGTATTATACCTTATTGCAAGAATTTATACAAGTTTTATTGTAACATATGTTACAATTTTTAAAAATCTTAAAGGATAAAAAAAATGCCGGAAAAAATTTCCCGACATTTTTGAAATCACTTTCGCTTTTTCTTTTGGGTCTTTTGATGTCCCCAGAGTTTTGGATTGATTCTACCAAATCCAAATTCAATACTCTTCAAATTTTCACGAAACTTATCCCAGTACATATCAAATAAACGAACTCTTGATCCTCTAGTAAGATCAAAACAAATCTTATTATCGACCATATATTTTACAATATAAGCATCATTAGGAACATCTTTGGTACAAACATCAGAATAAGATCCATTCTCGATTAAAATTTCACAATTATAACGAGTTTTGCATGTTTCTTTTTCTGTTGGTGTCCAAGATTCCATAGTTTTTTCCGTACCCTGAGCTTTCTCAATTACTTCACGAAGTTTACTCACGAACGTCCTCCCCATTTAATATCAGGATATGCTTCAGAAACAATTTCTTTAGTAATTTTATACTTAGTTTGAAGTTTTTTATCTTTTACTAAAATTAAAATTTCTGCTTCAAGAGGATGCAGTCCTTGCAAAATATTAATAAACATAGTTTCTCTGCGAAGAGAACTCAATCCATCATTTCCACCCTTAAGAAAGTTATAAAACATTTTATATTCTTTTCGGATAGAGGATTTACCTTGATCCTGAGACCCTAAGGAATTGGATCCCATTTCACTCATTTTATAAACGGCATCATTAATTTTTTCAGTAATAGTCCCACTAAATGAATTCTGTTCCCCAACACTTGCATAAGGAACAGGACCATCAGGAAGAATACTAATTACACTTTCATCAAAATTCCAAATAAAAATAGCCTTCAAAGAAGGATCTTCATATTTTTTTAGCAATTCTACTTTCTTAGCATTTGTCCTTTGCTTAGAAACAAGATTCAACACCTCAAAAGCAAAAGGATTTACAGGTAATTCTTCAGAAACTGTAAAAGTTTTTGGTTTTGCAGTTGTTGCTTTACTCTTCGTCTTCGTTGTCGTCGTCATAATCGTAATCGGTATTATCAAATCTAAAAGCTATAACTTCATCGGGTATAATATTGCCTTGAGTATCAAACATTTCTGGATGAAGTCTTGGAATCTCCCGATAATTCATCATGTATTCTCTAGCAACCCAACCTGTCACTAATCCAACTATAAGAAATAATATTGTTAGAAAGGAACCAAATACTAAACTAACTGCTACCATTTCTTTTTCTCCGGGAAAGTACTATTTTTTCCTTGAAACAAAGGAAAATTCAAAATAGATGGTTATTTCCCGATTGAGAAAGCAAACCATCTTTTCAAAGATGACGTGGAAAGGTTTGGTCTGCTTTCTTTTTCCTCCATTAAGAATAAATTCAAGACCACGGTTTTTGTGGTTTGAATTATTTATAACTGTCATACTATATTTTTTTCTTGGAGATATTGTACGGTATCAGTACATCCTCCAATATGAATATCATTACAAACAACCTGAGGAAATGTAGATCCTTCACCAAACTCTGCGTAAAATTCTTCCTTTGTGAATTCAACTCCCAAATTATACACCACAAAAGGTTGTTTAGTCAACTCTAAAACTTTTTTAACTTTTTGACAGTAAGGACATCCATCCTTCGAATAAACAGTGAAATTCATATTCTTAAAATCCTAAATGCTTTTGTCTTACAAAATATAATTCATATGTCGTATATCCCAAAGGAAAATTCTCATTATTAAATGGGTGTTTATGTGGTTTAGTATCAACCCAATCTGTACCAACGTGCCAATGTGGACCCCATTTATACCACATATACCACATTTCATTCAAAATACGACTATGATGTAGTTTTGATTCTAATGATCTATCAACTCTCCAAGTTTGAGAGCCAGTAGTTTCATAATCTTTCTCTCCATGAAGATATGGCAGAGATGCATTTGATCTTTTAACACCTGCTAACATAGTTCTTATGAAATAATCACAGTCTTCTACATAAGCAGGATAAAAATTCTCATCAAATAATCCACAATCTTGAACTACCCAATCTTTCAAGAGAAAAATGTCCCATGCTCCACGATTTCCACCATGAACAATTCCAACATCCAAATCATCAGCCTTAGATATAAAATTTTCTAAAAATCCAGGTGTAAAAGCAATGTCATGATTGCAAATAATCCAATAGGGAGAATGCATTCCACATTTAATGGTCATATTCCAAGAACCAGAAACTCCAATATTTGCTGGAAGATGACAAACTTTTATTTCTTTAATAAAAGGATGTGGTTTTTTTGCAAGATTATCTAAGTCTTCTATTAATTCACCCCTACCATTATTATCAAATATAAAAACCTGTTCTACTGGATAATCAATACTATCAATTAACCTTTGCATCCAGTGAAACCCATTTACAATAGGAATTCCAATAATTGGAATTGGTTTTTTAGTTTTATTTTCTTCTTTCTTTACACCCCAAAAATATAAATCATGGGATTCGTCATTAACTTCAAACGCAAATTGATCGAAGTAATCTTCTAGTATAACATTTTCCCGAAAATCACTTTCAGTTAAGTTTCTATAATAATCCCAACCAAGATCAACAGTTAACGGAGAGTCTATAGGATTTGTTCTTGAAGTTCCGTGCTCTGCTCTACCTTCAGTAGCACAAGTAAAAAATACTAGTCCCCCAGGTCTACAAACCCTAATCATATTCGTAAACGTTTCAATCCAATAAGGATTGTGCTCAAAACACTCTAGTGAACAGACTGTATCATAAGTATTGTCTGGAGCATTATAATTTTGCCCCTCACAAACTACATCCACACCATCACCTGGACCAACATCAATACCAACATAAGAACATCTTTCAAAAAAATCTCTTACAGTACCATTAATGTTTAGACTACCAACCTCTAAAACTTTTTGTTCTTTAAAATAGGCAGGAGCTTTTTTCTTTAGTTTTTCTACATATCTTCTTTGTTGATCATGAGCCATAATCTTTAACTCCCATTTTTTCTATATTTTCCTCAAGTTGTTTTTTATGAATATCTAGAACTTTGTGATTATTTTTTATGTCTATCAATAAACTTCTAGCTTCATCAACTTTACCCCACCACCAAGCAGCAACAGACTTTTCAAAAAGTAAACCATATTTTCCTGGATATTCAACATCGGTTCTAAGAGGTTTTAAATCAAATCTAGCATATTTTAATCCCCTATCTGCATGTATATAACAATCTTGCCACCACTGCCTCTTTTCAGCAAATCTACTCAAAAGGAAATGTGCTTCTGGTCTTTCTGGAAGTAAACAAACTGCTTGTTCTAATAAAGATTTTGTACTTCCATCCCTAGTTCCCTGTTTATGATAACAATATGAAGATCTTATCAATGCTTCATATGCAAGAGTATCATCGGTTGCTCTTTCTGCACACCTGAGAAAATAAGAAAGTGCTGGAGCAGTATGTCCCTCATTTTCATACCAAACACCAAGATTAAAATTATGATCTGGATTTTCAGTATCTAAAGAATACTTGTTTAATAGTTCAGTTAAAACATCATTCTTCTTTTTTTTTACCTCTGAATAATCGGGGATAAGAAATTTTTCTACTCTAGGCAAACTAAAGATTATAGGAGGCAATTCTGTAATTGAATATGGTTTTAAAATAACTTTCACATTTCCTGATGGAGAAGACATTCCCTCAGAAAAGTCGTACTTTGCCATATATTCCCAAAGTTTCTCATGAGTATAATCACCACCCAATAAACTATTCAGATCAGCATCATAGTGGCAAAAAGATTTAAATTTATTAATTCGATCATTGTTATTTCCCATCCAACTAAAATGCCATCCCAAATCTTGGCATACTTCATTATTATGAGTTACATATCTAATTTCATAACCCTGCTTAGCGTACTCTGCTCTAATCTCAGTTGCAGTATTTAATCTAAATGGTTTCTTAGTACACATAAACATGGACTTACTCCAAGAAGCTACAGAACCATCTAGATTGTAGACTCTATAATTTGCCCTTCCCTCAAGATGAACTAGAGGAATTTTAAAAACATAATCTTTATGTTGTTTAGCAATATTAGAAATGAATTTAATATTACTTGGATTAATTATTTCGTCACAATCACTAACTATAAAAACAGTTTCATCATCAAATTCATCTACAAAATTACCCAAATAATCCCGTTGAATTCTCTCTCTACTTCCAATTGTCATACTTGGATTGTGTTGCAAATCATAAGTATTTGGTTCACCTGGATCTGAAAGATCAACATCAATAATTCTGATCTTGTTCTTAGGTAATCCAAGTTCATCAATTACTTCTCTACAAGTAAATTCTTTCTTTATTCCACTATGAGTATAGTTAGCATCAAAAATTAAGAATAGATCAACGTGATCTTTCAATAGTTTTACCCTAAGTTCTAACAATTCTTTCTCATTAAAATATGGAAAGCAATCAACTACATTATGAACTTTTTCATATGGTTTAATATTCATTTTAAGATACTCTTTTTCTTGAGGTTTATCATACTTTTTATTTTCTTTTTTGTCAATGTCAAAAGAAACCATATTAATCTGGTTATCTGTTTGCTTATTTTTCCACCATTCTAAAACTTTTTGATGGGAAACATAATGATTTTTTTTCTGCCCATCATTCACATCATCATCCTTACCAACAAAAGTTGATTCAAACTTAACTTCTTCCACAAATAATGGCATAGTATAACACTTACCTAAACTTGCAAAAAGAATGTTTTCAATCAAAGGCATAACAGTTTGATTAGGTATTTCTAAACAATATGATTCTGCACGAATATATGTATCGATCAACCTTTTTGCATACTCTCTTTTTACAACATATGCAGATGCTCCCCAATCATCCCAATATCTTTCACGAAGTTCAAATGTATCATAATCTCCACGTATAGTAAACAACTGAAGACAATCTGCATCTTTAGGAATTTTTTGAACGAACTCTTCCCAAGTAAAGTCCCAATAATCTACAGTCTCTAAACTCAAATCATCTTCGCAGAAAAATCCATATTCCTCATCAGTTGTTTCATACCATAGACGAATTGCTTTCAAATGAGAAATAACACATCCAGTAGTTCCTTCATTCAAACTGTCCAGATATTTTCCATAAACTACATCATCTGATTCAGAGAATCTCTTAGAGATAACTCCTTTAGGAACAATATTATGGAATGCAAATTGAGATTCAAGATTATCTCTTCTTCCTTGACTTTCTTCCAAAGAAACATAATATACTGAAGGAAATCCTTTGAGTTTATTACTAATCACCTTTTCAGCAAAATAATTTTGATCATCGATCTTCATTAAACTCCATTTTGTTTTTGGTTTAACATAATATTCTTTGATCTCAGAGCACATTTTTCTATTACTATCAATATGTGTCTGAGCAATATAGTATTCAGTCTGCCATTTTTGTTCACCATTTGGCATTAACTCCAAATTGTTCTTAGTTTCAGACTCAATAAATCCCTTAAAATTTTCGAATCTTTTTTTATCTGGATGAGGTAGATGAACTACGTTATAATCATAGTCTAATTTTTTATGCTCCAACCCAAGAAGTTCTAGTCTTTTGCAAATTTCATCATCCTCAAAAGCATAATACTTAGTAAACGTTTCATTATATCCACCAATTGCAAGTAAATTTTTTCTGGAGATATACAACATCCCAGTCAAAAATTTAAAGAATTGGCAGTAAGAATTGAAGTACTGAGTCCATTCATCCAAGGTTAATGTACTCAGATCAACTAACGAATAACCTGTTTCTTTGTCTACAAATTCTGGACTCTTAAAACTATGTTTTCCAGAAACAAAAGAATTTTCGTCAACCTGATACTTATTAAAAAAGTTCTCATATGGATTGAGAAGGTAATCAGTATCAACTTTCAAAACATAATCTTGAGTGGCTAAACTGAGAGCCAAATTTAATGGTTGTGGTTGATTGAAATACTTTTCGTCAGAAACCCTAATTATCTTAATTCTAGGATCTAATTTCGTTAGATAATTAATTGGTTCATCAGAATTCCAATCAACGATTATAATTTCTTTTATATTATCAAAGAGTAACCAAGAACTTAAAGAAACTCTAAGAGCATTTGAACGATTTTTGCAAGCGCAAATTAATGAAACGTTTCTCATATTTAAACAACAAAAAATAATTTAAATTACAAGTATGAATAAATTATATATTCACCCATCCAGAACAGTATAAATCCTTAGTATCCCAATCAGATAAACTCCCAGAAAACCATTTTTTGGGTGCTATGACTTTTTTACTATTTGCCAACCAGGCACCCCACCAACTATAAGAACTATTAGCAATAATGTGATAATTACACTTACTCATTAAGCAAAGATCTACCAACGTATTATTAGATTTTGATATTTTAAATTTTTCATTCTTAAAGAAAAATTGTTTTTCACACCATTCAGGATCATCAGAAAAAACCATTATAGGTAAATCTACATCTAACTCTTCAAGAGCAGATTGATAATAACTAAAGTCCAACAAATGAAAGTTTGAATCTGTAACATAATCTGTTCTACGAATGTGTAAAGAAACTACCTCAGAATCTTTAAACATTCCTTGCAAATACGTCCCACACATTCCATCTACAAAAGAACCAAAAGAAAAATCTTCTCTTATTTGATTTTCTATATGCTTAAAATATTTTTCGGTTTGAAAGTATCCAAATAAGTTTATATTATCACGACAGTTATGAAATAAATCTGAATCAAAACAAAAAGATTTCTCTTCTATAGTTTCATATGTAGTCATACCAACATTATTATTAATAATGTTTGGAAAATTATATAGATTTACGTCTGATGCTTGCACTCTCTCATCATTTGTTCCAAATATTCCAGATAAAGGAATGCAAAACTCATAATTGTTTTGTGTTGCAATTCCTTTTAGACCAGCATACTGGAACATTTGATTTCCTAGTCTGCCTTTATTACCAAGTTTATTAAAAGAAATCATTCTTCAAAGATATAATGCTTTACAAATTTTTGAGGTACACGCAGTAAATATGCAGCATTATCCTGGAATCCAAAAGTGATTAGATAATCATTCTTATACTCACACATTCCAACTGCAAATTCAATACTAGCATTCAAGAAAGAAAACTGCCTAGAAACTTTCACCAAATTCCAATCCTTATCCCATACAACAAATCTATGACGATAAATACCGTCTTTTCTTCCGGCATCACTTTTAGTTAAATAAGTTTCGTGATTCAGACAAAAACGATGGTCACTATCGTAAGGAATTACCTGAGATCCTCCACGAAGATCAATACATCCAAGATCTTTCCAATTTTTCAAAACAACCTGATCCGTTGAATCTTGTCCGATATTATATCGAACAACCTCAGTACCATTTGTCCATTTAACAAAATGGTAAGGCATGTCAATAATTGGCATCCAGTTCTTTTCACAATAAGATCCTTCATCACCTTTATGACCAGGAGTTGGAATACGATATTGTGCTACTTCTTTAACACCATTTTCATCAATATTAATCTCAGAAAGTTCCATTCTTCCCGTACCAACTTTATCTAAGTCTCTCCTCACACCACAAACATAAAGTTTTTCATCCCACCTCACGATACGACAGTCCTCAAGACCAACGAACTCCCACAATTCTTTATCAGGAAACTTAGAAGTATCAATTCTCTCATAACACCTAAGATTCATGTTCTCATCAATCTCACCCATAACATTATTAGTTCTTAATCTAACATCATTTTCTGGATGAATATAAACCAAAGGACCCCAATGATGTTCAAATTTTCTTTTTTCTGAATGGTAAAGTGTATAATTAATATTTCGAAGATTTACCAAAATAATTCCATCATCATTATAGATTGATGGATTTGTAATCGCAGGACCTTTTAAATACTTTGACGGAAATATAAGAGGATGAATGCTTCCGCCGTTCTCCAAAGCAAGTTTTACAAAATTAACCATAGATTTTTCAAGTATCCATATTTGCAGTCGTGTTATTTATTATAAAATAATAAGGTCAAAATGTCAATTTGATTATTATGCCCAACCACCAGTAGAAGCAGCAGAACCAGAAGTGGTAATCTGTTGAAGTACTAAACTATTTGATGCAGGTAAAGCAGCACCAACAACGTTAAGAAGAGCACTTAAACTATATCCAGGAATAATAGTTCCTTGAACAGTCACTCTAAGTATTCCAGTAATAGTTGCAACATAAGTACCACTAGAAGTTGTAGACGCTGGAGTAATAACCATATCTGTACCATTAGCAACTGCACTAAAGTTGAAGTTCTGCGCATTGCTAGCATTAGTTGCAGATCCAGTAGCAGTACCACTAAATGTAGCTGTTGCCGCACCACCAAATCTTACTCTTAATGTAGCACTAGTTGCTGAAGCTCCTCTTGTAACATGAACATTCCAACTTACGTAATATGTACCAACTGGCAAAGTAATTGTATCATTAGTCGCAGGGAATAATGTTGTGTTTGTTGTTTCTTGGTTTTGAGTTAAAGTAGTACCAGATCCACTGGTATAAATGGTTATTGGTATTGACCCTCTTCCATAGTTTGTGCTAGGTGTAGCATAAAGAACTGATCCATCATATTCAATTGCACCTGCTTCTGGAGTTGCTAAATTAGTTCCAGAGTTAATTTTAAGAGAGGCAGTATTTGCACTTGAAGTTCCTCCTGCAATATTTAAACGTGCTGATGGAGCATTAGACCCTACACCAACAGATCCAACACCAGTTATTCTCATTCTTTCGTTGACAAGTAATGTACCACCAGTAAAGAATGAAAGATAATTTGATGCGGCAGATGCTATAATACCAATACTTAAATCGCCATCAGATGCATATAAGTATCCATCATTAGCACCATTAACTGTCCAAGTTCCTACAGAATAATTACTACCATTAATCCCCAAATCAATAAAGTTAGTTGTATCAGATCCATTATCTGCAGTAATAATAAGATCAGAAGATGCACTTGTTCCAGTACTAGCGTTTCTAATATTGTTTTGAACATATCCATCTACACTTGCTGTAGTATCAATAATACAATTCGATAGTCCAGCAAGTGCAGGAGTACCAGTATCAGTTGCTGTAATTGGATATATTGGGTTTGTTGTACCAATACCAATACTTGCAGTAGATGGATTAAAAACTAAACCACTATTTGATATTCTTAGTTCAGCAGCATTACCAGTTGTTACAGAAGAAAATCCAATATATCTAATAGTATTTGTAGTTTCATTTAATATTGAAACGGCACCAGCAGGTCCACTAAGACCAATAATACCTTGTGTACCTTGAAGACCCTGAGTACCTTGAAGACCCTGAGTACCTTGAAGACCTATGAAACTAGAACCTAAAAAATCTGATAGATTTATCGGCATTTTTTATAAAGAGTAAATATCATTAATATTATTAGTTATTTATGATCAACTACATAATATAAAAAGAATAAGAATATGAGTAGATTTTCCGAACAAGGGTGGTATTATATTCCAGAAATCATTACCAAAGAAGAAGCAATCAATATTAAATACCAAAATCTATGCGGTGCAATAAGTGATCTTGGATCTCTTCAGGGACATTTTGATAAAGAAAGGGGAAGAGTTTTAACTTGTTATGCACCACCTTCTTGCACTTTTGTAATGAAAAGAATGCAACCAATCCTTGAAGATTTACTTGGAGAAAAACTTATACCAACCTATTGGTTCTCAACAACTTATCATAATGGTGGGTGGATGAACTGCCATACAGATCGCCCATCTTGTGAAGTGTCAGTTACTATGAATATCTGCGGAGATGCTGCCTGGCCGATTAAACTTAAGGATCTAAATGGCAAAAGGCAAGAAGTTGTAACACCTGTAGGGGATGGACTTGCTTATCTAGGAATAATTGTCCCACACTGGAGAAGTCCCTTAAGAACTCATAAGAATGATAGGTTTATGCAGTTGTTTCTACACTTCGTAAGAAAGGATGGAGAATATACTGATTATGCCTATGACAGAAATCAAAAATGTTATGCACTATTAACAAAATGAAAGTGTTTGTTTTTACTCATTAGAATATAATTTATCCTCTCCCTGCTGGAGTTGGACCATCTCTGGGAGGTAATGGATCATTAATCATAGGAATTTCTCTTACTTCATTAAATCTAGTATATAAACCTTGAATCTCTATATTGGATTGCAATAATGTGGGAAGAGTTGGAAATGATATTGGAAAAGTATTACTATTGGGAAGATCTCTAAGTTCCTGTCTCCAAGTTTTTAAATCAATTGAGATTGGTTGTTCTTGTTCAACATCTTTGATTACTATCCAATCAGTTAATTGAAGCATTTTATCACGTAAAGATCTTAAAATATCATATCTCTTAATTAACTGCTTATTATCAAAAGTAGAAATCTCATTATCCCATTCTGTTTGAGTAATCACTTTCATACCTTCCCCTTGTGTTTGGGGAACAGTATAAGGTTGCCCATCAACTTCATCTGCGCAAGTAGATAGACAATACAAAACTCCATTATCTTTAGATAAAATATGAACTATTTGAAGTTCTGGAAGTTGTGGGTACATATAACCGTAAGGTTCATCAATAATATATTCCAAATTATCACGGTTTACCATATAATGCTTAAGAAGTTGAGGCATTAGATTAGTTGGTTATCTTTATACCGTATTTATCTTCAAGTTCTTTATCTTGTTCTGCCTTTGTTTTAAAACCTTGAACTGTCATCCAGTTTACCACAGTATAGCGAGTTCCTGATATGACTGGTTCTACTTTATGTGCAAAGAACTGTGAGGAAGGAAAAGCAACTAGAAGACCTGGTTCTGGTCTTATAGTTACTCTCAAATCTGGAAATACAAAGTTGCCCCCTTCAAAATCATCATTCAGAAAAAGAACCGTAGACAAATCACGGTCTATAGATTTCTTCCAAATGATATTTCCATCAGGGCACTTCCATTTCGCTACGGCATCAAAGTGCGACTGGTAGTGTCCTCCAGGTTCATAAACCAAAAGTTGAGGCATTTCACTATCCTTAATTTTAAATCCATAAAAAGGATTAATAACGTGATGAACAATATTATCGTAGAGTTCTTTAATTTCAGGAACAATTTTTTGAATATCTGCTGCCTTTACATTCCTTGATTTTAAATCAACTTTAGAAGGGTGCTCTTCCTTTCCTTCATTTGCCTTATCTGGATCAAAAACTCCCATCTGTTCTTGATTAGATTTATTAGCGTGATTGATAAGAAACTTGATTGCCTCTGGTGTAAGAACCTTCGGTTGGATTAGAACATTAGAAAGTAAATCATTCATATGAAAATGATGTAGATAATATATTTAGTTTGAGTTTGAAAGTCCTGCCTCAGCATACTTATTTGTAGATAATCTACTCGACGGTGTTGTAACTGTATCAGTAGAAAAATCCAATTTATCTATAACTGAAACCATAGATGGTGTAGAACCACCAGCAAAATAACCATAGTAGTCACTTGAAGATGCTCCTCCTAAAAATTTTATTGAAGATAGTTTTGGTGATGGAACTGAAGTTGTTTCGTTGGAGAAATCTAAACGATCTATTACAGATATGGTAGGTGGTGTTGCAGTAGGAGTAGCACCACCAGCAAAATAACCATAAGAATTAGAAGAATTTCCCATTATACCATTTCTTGCCACAGACAAATTAAATGATGGAACTGTCACAGTTTCGTTAGAGAAATCTAACCGATCTACATTAGAATAAAAAGAAAGAGGTAAAGTTAGTCCCCCACCAAAATATCCATAAAAATTATTTGTTACCCCTCCTGCACCACTTTTTGCTATAGGCAAATTAAATGGTGTCGTTACAGTTTCATTGGAAAAATCTAAACGATCTACTGTAGAATAGTCAGTACTTGGATTATTACCACGAAAAAAATATCCATAAGAACTAGATGAATTTGTTGTTGAAGAAGTTTTTATTGCAGATAACTTAGATGTTAAAGAAGATACTGTTTCATTAGAAAAATCTAGACGATCTATAGAAGATAAAGCAGCAGGACCAGGTATACGACCGCCACCAAAATACCCATAAAAATTACTTGAAGTTGCTGTTAAAAAACTTTTTGCTAATGATAACTTAGGAGAAGGTGTTGCGACTGTTTCACTAGAAAAGTCCAAACGATCAATGGTAGAAAAAGAAGCAAGTGTAGGGACATTATATCCACCACCAAAATAACCATAAGTCTTATTACCTCTTAAGATTGATTGACCGCCAGAAAGACCAGCAAAAGAAGTTCTTGCTATAGAAGTAAGAGCATTTGTAAGAGATCGAGTTTCTGTAGTAAAATCAAGGCGTTCTATCAAAGAAGAAACCGTTGTTGGAGAAGTATTACCACCACCAAAATATCCAAAAGCATTATCAGTTAATCCAGTTATACCATCTTTTGCTTGAGATAATTTTGGAGTAGGTACGGAGACAGTTTCTGTTGAAAAATCTAAACGAACTAGAGTAGAACGAAAACCTGGAGTGCCAGGATCAAACCCACCACCAAAATATCCGAAAGAATTGCCAGAAATTCCACCTATATTTGTAACTACAGATGGTAATTTAGGTGATGGTGTTGATACAAGTTCATTAGAAAAATCTAATCTATTAATTATGGAGTATCTAGTAGTTCCTGTAGAAAAATATCCTCCACCAAAATAACCATAATAATTATTAGAAATCGAAGAATTTAGATTAATTTTTGAAAAAGATAGTTTAGATTGTAATAATACCGTTGTTTCATTAAAAAATTCTAATCTATCAATAGAAGATGTATATGTTGTTGGAGATGGACCTCCACCAGCAAAATAACCGTAAGAACTATTTGAACAACCAGCAAGATAATTCCGTGCTTGAGTTAATTTTGATGTCGGTGTTGTTATTATTTCTGATGAAAAATCTAAACGATCTATAGTACTAGAATAGTTTGGAGCAACTGGTTGATATCCACCACCAAAATAACCGTAAAAATTACTCGAAACTGAAGAAAGCAGAGATCTTACTGTAGATAATTTTGGAGATGGTGTTGTTAGAGTTTCCGTCAAAAAATCTAAACGATCTATAGTACTCTGATCAACTGCTCCTGGAGAATATCCACCACCATAATACCCATAAGTACTACCTTCCCCCCAGTACTTAAAGGTTTTTTCCTCTACATTTTTAACTTGCTGATCATAAGCATTATTCAAACCAAATACATCACCAATAACATTATATGGAGTGTATGTTTGAAATCCTACAGGCATTTTACTCCGTTATTTTAAGATCCGAGTTGAATAATGACCCAGAGATTTGTTTCGTTTCTTCTTCTTTACCCTCTAAAATATTCACCAATCCACTAATCTCTTCAATACCCTTTGCAACGTGTTCTTGTAATGAGTTTAAAAAGTCTAGTGGATTGCTAGGATCACCGAATGTTCCCTTTGTTCTATTAATATCATCTGGAAGAACAGTTGGAGCACTTGCACGTCTCATAGAACGAATGTTTCCTGCATTTACACCAGTTCTTGCTGCAAGTAGATCATCTAAAGATTGGTTTGCAAGTCTGCGCTCCCAGTATTCTGGTTGATCATCATCGTACTGTTGCTTGGAAACCAGTTTCCCACCATTCATTTCTACAAGTCTTTCAATCAACTTATCAAAAAACTCAAGTTCATCAACTGCCGCTTTAAATCCGTGATTTAAACCGTGAATAAGACGATTGAAGTTGAACTCATCAATATCATACCAACAAAGATCTTCACCACCCCTACCATTCTTCCACCAGATTGGTTGTGTTTTATCCTTTCCGTCCCACTTATAATGAAACTCTCTTGCTGCTCTTTTTGCGTCCTGAATACCCTGAAGCAGATTTTCGGCAACACTTTTTCTGTTAATGATTGCTGCCTTAAATGCAGAGGGGATTGTAAAGTTGTCGTGAATAATGAACTTTTCAATCTGAAAGTTTGAACGACCTTGCGAAAGTTCTCTTTCACTTTCATCCCACTTCATACATTCATTATAAACCTTTAACATAAACTCATTACTATCATCTAAAACATCTTTAGATGATGCAAGTGCAATCGCTTCATAGTTATTAGACATACTTATCCAAATCTTAATGCTGTTGTTTTATTTAGGAGTAATAGTAACGGAAAGCAACTTATCGGCAAGTTCCTTTCCCCATTTTTTCACAAAGTAATCATAATATATTTGATTTCTTTCATTAGTTTCTTCTTTTGTTTCACCACCAAGCCAGGTTGACCTTGCACCAAAATGTAGTAGATAAGATTTGTGATTGAGTTTCACATCAAAACCACATTCCTTTGCCCGAATACGATAATCAATATCTTCACCACCACCCTTTCCAAAGTTTTCATCCAGTAATCCAA